CAAACGATTAGACGAGTTGGAGAACAAACATTTATTGATTTACAAGCAGATGTTACAGGTCTTTCTTATCCGATTTATATTGATCCAACGGTAAGTATTCAGCCCGATGGAACGGCGGGAATAGATAGTTATGTTAGCGGAGGAAACCCAACAACTAATTACGGGACAGGGGTACTTTTAGATATTGGGTATCCTAATTCGTTAGGAGCGCCGACAAGGGGTTATTTTCAATTTAATTTATCAGCAATTCCCGCAGGAGCAAGCGTGCTAGGTGCTAATTTAACACTTTATAGTGGTGCGGGTGCTGATTCTACAAGTCAGATTATGAATATTCATAAAGTAACAGGAACTTGGACAGAAACAGGGATAACTTGGAACACACAACCGACTTTTGACGCTACAGTTTACGCAACGTTAACCGCAAGTGTAGCGAATGCGTATTATACAACTACAGATTTTTCTTCATTAGTTACAGGGTGGATAAATAACACATTCCCTAACAACGGAATAATGATTAAACACAGCAACGAGGCAACACAAAATACTTATAAAGAGTTTTATTCATCAGAAGTTGGGAACGCCTCACAAAGACCTAATTTATCAGTAATTTACAATCAGCCACCAACAGCGCCAACAGTAACAGCACCAAACGGAGGGGAAACGTTAAATAGTAGTTATAACGTAACTTGGAATGGTGCAACTGATTCAGACAATACGCAAATTGTAGATGCGGGTTCAACTTATTTAGGACAAGGTGGCGCAGGCGGTACGTTTTCAGTAGCGCAAGTATTTACAGCTAAAGGAAGTACAATAAACCAAATAACGGCAACACTCAGCGCAAGTAGTGGGAGCGGTTCATTAACTTTTACAGCAAGTATTAAAGCGGTTGACGGAACAGGGAAACCAACAGGGAGTAATTTATGGAGTTCAAATGTCACAACAACATTTGATACTAATATCAAAAAAACCGATGTTCTTGTAACACCTAATTTAGCGGTTGCAAACGGAAATCAATATGCTTTAATTTTAAATATTTCTACCCAATTCTTTTATTATGGTTCAACAGGAAAAACGAACGGCGGTTTATTAACCACAACAGACGGAACGAATTGGACTAAAGATGATACAAAAACAATGTCTTGTGAAATTAAATATACATCTATATCGTTGCAATATCATATTCAATTAAGTACAGATAACGGCTCAAATTGGAAAGATATTGTTGCATTAACAAGCGCAGGGGCAACTTCTTATACTTATGATTTTATTAATGAGGCACAATCTAGTACATGTTTAATTCGTATTCGAGCGTATGACGGAACATCATACGGAGCTTATGACCAATCAAACGGCGTATTTACAATACAACACAACCAAGCGCCAACAGCGCCGACGAATTTAAGCCCTAGCGGTACAGTAATTGACAGGGCACAAATACAGCGTATTTCATGGCAACATAATGATCCTAACGCCGATACACAAAGTAAATTTGATTTACAATGGCGCTTACAGGGTGGAAGTTGGACAACAGTAACGCAAACAACCGTTAACCAATATTATGATGCGCCTGCTTTAACGTTCCCCACAGGAACAATAGAATACCAGGTTAGAACATATGACCAAGCGGGGCTAAGTGGTCCATACTCAGCGATAGCAACTTTTACAAGCGCAGATAAACCAACAACGCCGACAATAACAAGCCCAACAAACGGCGCTACAGTAGCAATTGCTAATCCTGTAGTTCAATGGAGCGCACCTACTCAAAGTGATTATTGGGTAAAAGTAACAGACAGCACAGGAAATACAACGATATTCGAAGAAATAAAAACAAGTGGAAATAAAGCGGTAACAGTTACAACGAATTTAAGTAACAGCACATCGTATAAAGTAAAAGTCGCAATTAAAACTATTTCTAGTGGGTTATGGTCAGATTTTGCGAGTAATGATATTACTGTTTCATATACACCGCCCGCAATTCCTACTTTAACAAGCATTGAAGATAATATACGGGGTTCAATTGCGATAACGATTAATAACCCTACACCGACAGGCTCACAACCTACAGTTACAGGTTGCGACTTATACCGTCAAGAAGGTACAGGGGCGTTTGTTTGTATTAAAAAAGGGATTAACGGATCGTACACCGATTACACAGTTAAACCGAATACAACAATTAGTTATTATGTTATTGCGAACGGTTCAAACGGAACAGTAAGCCAAAGCGCAACGATTACCGACAGCGCAGGCGTGAGCCTCACACAATTAGCCCTATTAAGCGATAATACAAAGTATGTCACTTTAACACTAGGAACAAAATTAAGCGAAAATAGGAAAGTTGAGCGGGCTTTAATGCAATTCGCAGGGCGTAAATATGCGGTTGCTGAGTTCGGAGAACAGAAAGAGAATGGTTACAGCTATTCATACGTTATTAAAACTCAATCGGAGCTAGATACACTAGAAAGTATTTTAGATGCTCAAGAAACTATTTTATTAAGAGATACAAAAGGAAGAAAAGCCTTTGTTACTCTTGAAGGAATTGGAATTAATGAATTAGCGACACATTGGGAAATTACCTTAAACCCAACACAAGTTGAGTATAATGAGGGGGTTTAATTATGTTAGCGTTGGCTAGAAATGGTTATACAGACCAAGAAATAAAAGATGCGTTACATGGTAAGTATGGAGCTAGAAACGTTAAATTTACCTATAAATTACTTGATAAAAACAATATAACTAAGGGTACTTTAACGAATGTTATAAAGGGGGGCGTTAAATACGCCTCTTTTAATGACATTAAGAGGACGGCTACATTTAGTATTGTAGACGATGGGAGCATTAATTTTTTAAGTGATCGTATACAACCTGTTATGTCTTTGAAAATGCCTTTAAAATATGATGTTTCTACAACGAATGTAGCATTGGGTAAAACTGTTACAACAGGAGCTTTACCAGGAGAATTGAACACAGCGCCTCATAATGATTTAACAATAGTAACAAACGGAATAACAAATAATTTAAATGAATATTTAGGGATAAGTAGACCGCCAGGTAATACTTATCAATATGTTAAAGTCGATTTAGGAGCGGTTTACAATATTACTCAATTGAAAATTTGGCATTATTATAGTAGCCCAAGACTTTACACATCAAAATTAGAAGTTTCTGAGGATGGTGTTAATTGGACAACGATATTCGATAGCACAATTAACGGATTATATGCAGAAACATCTAACGGAAAAACTCATAACTTTAAACCTTTAAAAGTCCGTTATATAAAAGATTCTTTATTTGGAAGTGATGTGAATACATCAAACCATTGGCTAGAAATACAAGCGTTTGAAGCGATTAATTATAATTCGTGGATTGATTTTCCTTTAGGAGTGTTTTTATTAGCAACCCCAAAGAGAATGGACGAGGAAAACGCTGTTAAAAGGGATATAGAGGCCTATGACGGGCTTTTGATACTCATTGACGATAAATTACAAAGCACCTACACAATTAACGCAGGAACGAATTATAAACAGGCTATTATTGATTTACTAGCAACGGCAGGAATAACACAATACATTATTGAGGACACAACGAAAACTTTACCAATTACAATGGCGTTTGATCCTGGAACAAGTAAATTAAGCGTTATTAATTCGCTAATTAATCAAATTAACTTCACGCCTATTCGAGTTGATGTATACGGGAATTTTGTAACAAATTCCTATATTGCACCAAGTAGCCGAGGGATTGAATACACCTATGCAGATGATTCATTGAGCGTAACGTACAAAGGAATGACAGAGAGTTTAGATTTATTTAACATTCCTAATAATTGGGTAGTTGTTGCAACAAATGCAGAAACAGCACCATTAAAAAGCACCTACACCAATTCGAACGCCTCTAGTATTACAAGTACAGTAAGCAGAGGGCGAACAATTACCGATTATCGAGAGATTGATAACATAGCGGATCAACAAAGTTTAGATTCATATACTTTAAGAATTGCGAATGAAGCTAGTCAAATATACGGATACTTGGAATTTGAAACGGCAATTATGCCTCAACATGATTTTCTCGATAAATACAAAATAATTTATTCTAATTTAGGAATAAATGACGATTATATAGAAACTGAGTGGAGCTTTGATTTAGAGGTAGGAGCTAAAATGAAACATGTAGCCCGCCGAATAGTGAATATTTAGGGGTGATTATATGAACGCTAATGACTTTTTAGCATTAATGGAGCAACCGCAAGGAAAAGAAATTAACTTACGTTTTGGTTATATTGATTCGTCATATACAAGTGGTAGACCGAAAATAAAGTTTGATGGCCAAGACACAGCAGGCGCAAAAACATACCCTTATTTAGCCTCTTATACACCTGTAGCAAATGACAGAGTAATAATCCTACAAAATGTTGTCATAGGAAAAATACTTTAATATCTATCTACTAACCTATGGTTTATAATAGAAAATAGATAAACATATTAGGGCGTACAGCATTTAAAAAGGGGGCTAAAAGGTGAGTAACAGTAATGAAATTAGAGAGATTGATATTATTATTCAGTTAACGAGGCTAGAAACGAAAATTGATGCTATGGGAAACGTTAAGGATGTAGCAAACGAGGCTTTAGCTTCATCTAAAAGTAGTCATTTACGAATTGATAAGATTGATAAAATCATATTTTGGGCGGGTACAGCTATTATAGGAGCGTTGGCCGTTGGGGCTATTGGTTTACTATTTAGATAGGGGTGATATTATGAAAACTTCCCAAAACGGTATTAATTTAATTAAAAAGTTCGAGGGTGTCCGATTAATGGCGTATAGAGCGCATAAATCAGAGGAAAATTTAACAATTGGATACGGCCATTACAGCGCTAACATTAAACCTGGACAAGTTATTACACAGGCACAAGCTGAGGAATACTTAAAACAAGATTTAAAACGCTTTGAAGATGCTGTAAACGAATTAAAATTACCA